GGGGATAGTGTACGGGTCGCCCATCGGCTCGGTATACGGCTGGACGGTGCTGTTACGAAGGAACTGTAGCTCTGCGAATTGCCCGCCTTTTGTCCTGATAAGCTCGCAGTAGGCATTCCCCCACTGCTCCGTGTCGAGGATGAGCGCCTGCGCCAGTATCGTCCAGTCTGCGCCTGGATATGGCCGGTTCAGGATGGCAAGCAGCGGATGGTCCGGCTGTGCTTCCCACTTGCCGTCAGCGCCCTTCCGGTAGACCATCGGCGGCGCCTGCGGGAAGTTGCGCCACAGCCAGTTCAAACAGGCTTGCGCGGCAGGGCATTCCCAAATGTTGCCGACGACGTTGTTCCAGTGGATGCGAGTACCGGCGATATTGGCGATACGGCCCGTGCCCGACGAATAGCGGTTCCCCGGCAGGTCCGTCGCCACCCAGTCTGGCTGCACGAAACTTTTGACTGCCGCCTTCATCCGCGTTACAAGATTGGTTCCCATTAGTCCGGCACGCGCTCTCCCGTCCCGTTCAGACCAGCCTCGCCCCCTCCCAAGGGCTTTTCCATCCATCCCCATTCAATCATTTTCCCCATCTGACTGTGCGAAATATGATTGGAGGCAAACTGACATTCTGGCCGATGCCTATTCTTCGTATCGCGCTCGTCAAATGTCTCTTCGCATACCGGACACCAAATAGTATGCTTAGAGAGGCCGGGTAGATGATGAGGGTAATTGCTCACGGTCTTCTCCCAAGGGCTTCTCGCCTTGCCACCGCAACCACGCACAGCTATCAGAATGTACGACCGTATGGCCCGGTATCGCCACCCGCAGGCACGATTGACACTGCAACCGCTCTCCGCTCGGAATGGTGGGGCAGACGTACAGCCTCACCATCAACGGGCCGGGCGGTTCACTTACCGTATCCTGAGTCTCGTGCTTTTTGCCGGACAGCATCCAAAGCCTCGCCGTTATACTTGCCTTCCCCATCCTTGGTGGCAAACATAAACAATTCGACCAGTTGATCCGGTCCAACATAGAGCCTTTCCACCTCAAGCGCCATTCTTTCGTGTTGGCGGTCCACGAATTCAGCACACCCATCCGAGCATAGGTAATAGGACGTAGCTCCCGGAATTGGCTGCCAGCCCGGGGGCATCAGAAACCCTTTGCCGCAAACATGGCAACTCACTTCCGTTTGGCGATTTCGCTCGACTATCCGGAGATAATCTTGCGCCTGTTGCGCTCTGAGGCTTTTGGCTAGTGCTTTAAGAGATTTCATATCGCCAAACTCGTAGGCTTCGACCAATCGTGCGCCTCCACGGTCGCCAACACATATTCTGCCGTCGCCCTCTCGGTCAAATGCGTCATGCAATGGTCATACCCGCGCTCGTATATCTCATACGAACCTTCACCGTCAGCGAGCGCATCCGCCAGAACCGCCGCCACGTTCGTGCCAAGGAACTCCTCACCGTCGCTCTGCACCTCGTACATGCGGCACGTCTCGCCGTCTACCAGCGGCGCACGGGTCCGAATGGACAGCGGAGCCATCAGCAAGAGTGCCCTGCACAGAACCTCGGTCATCCTGAAGCTGCCCGAACCGTAGCCGTCGAACGACACGGAACACTTCGCCGCCCGCGTACGCTCGAAATACCTATCCTGCGGCATGTTCTCATCACTCCAGCGATTGCCGATTTCGCATTTACGATTTGCGCCCCGAAGCGCCGTCTCGATATGCTGACGCCACGGGTGGCTGTGTCCCCACCAACAGAACAGTTCCAGGTCACGCCGCAGGTACTCCTCGCGGTCAGGGCGCACGTCGCACCGGCTCAAATGGTACAACGGGTAGTCAATCGGCCAAAACGCCTCCGGGTACTCAATTGAGTTGTGCATCTCCCGAATGAAGTACGGAAAGCTCCTGCCCTCCAAGAACTGTTTCAGCCGCGCCTGCTCCGTCGCCACCTTCGTATCGTGGTTCATCGCGTATTCGGTGAACGACGTTGCGAACGCCTGACTACGGCCCGGTAAGCGCGTCCAATATCCATACTCTGCCGCGTCCACGAATGCGATAGGCGTATCCCCCGTCGGGAAATCCGGGTATCGGTAGTCCGTCCGATGCGCGACTTGGTTGAATATGATTATCAGGTCATATCCCATCCCCGGCCGGTAGCAGCAAACCTGGTGACCCAGCTCCATCAAGCCGCGCTCGATCCCGCCCTGAAGCGGCGACCCGCCGAAGGTGGAGAGGAATGTGGCTATGCGCAAGGAACGCAATCCGAATAATCGAACATACCCATGAGCGGGTCCTGATTTGGCGCAACCCCCTGGTTAATAAATAGAGCGCCTTCCTGGTCAATGCTGACATAGCACGTCCAGCCGCCTTTGCCGGTATAGACGCCTTTAATCTCGATTGGACTATCATCCGGAACGCTGGACAGGAACGATTTGAGTTCCCCCACCGTTTTGACTACCGTTTGGTCCATTCCATCGCCGCCTCCCAGCGGCTACCGATACAAAGCACGGTATTCAGCGTCTAGCCGGTCCCGTCTCGCATTGAGGCATTTCTTCTTCTTAGCAACCAGCAACGCCGCAGAACGCTCAGGACAGTCCGGTAACGGAGGGGTAATCATCGGTATCCAAACTTCAGGGTCAGTTGAATACATCCGAGACCATCCCTGTCCATCCCATGTACAATGGTGCGGCCCGTGCCATACCCACTCCGCGTTAAGATACCGGCAGAGAAAGAACCCTAGAACAACCTCCCCGATGGACGGATGGTCCGTCTTAGCGTCTCTGAACTCTATTTGCATGTTTAACAGCCTCCCAACGGCTAAAACCGTACCAGCCCGTCCTTGTCAGCCTCCCACCGCAACGACTTCCGACCAGCCGGCTCCGTCACGCGCAGGATGTTGGACGGCAGCGGCCCCATCCCCATTGAATGCTCGTAATTGATTGCGGCCAACCCGGTCTGAAACGGAATACCAAGACGGGCACGCACGTCACTCTCCAGATCGTCGCGCATGACGGCTATCTCTTCAGCGGATAGGTGATCGGTGTAAACGAACGACGTGTATTCACCTGGAATGCCCTTGTAGTAGGACTCGATCTGGTTAAAATCTATGTCGTACGCATGAAGCCTATCGCCCGACTTCGGAGCGGTGAACGTCCACACTCCCGGCTTAGTCTCGATTGCCAAATCAAAATACGGTGTTCCAGGGTAAACGGTGATGCAGGTCATGTCAAAGTCAGCAGGCTTTTCGTCCAGCAGCCATTGCTTACTGTCCGCGACTGTTTCCACACTCTCGCCAGCATGCCCCATTGACATTAACGCCTTAACCTTCAACCCCTGGTTTCTAGCGATCTCCATGCATCGGGAGTTTTGTTCCCTCGTTGCTTTCTTCTGAATGTTTTCAAGAATACGCGGCGAGCCGGATTCAAACCCAACAAGTATCCAGCGAAAACCTGCTCGGTACATCGCTTCGGCCTGGTCTTCGGTAAACAGGTTGCTCTTAACAAAGCCGCGTAGTCTGAACTCCACACCCAACTCTTGTTGCAGATCGTCAATCTGGTTCATCACGTCGATCATGCTTTTCGAGATGTTGAGTTCATCATCGTAAAACATCACGGCAGTCACACCGTACGTGTCGTAAAGGTGACGAATCTCCGCAATAATGTTCTCTGGCGAGCGCGTGCGTATGCGCCTGAGCATGGGCGATAACCTGCCACCACAAAAATTGCAACCATAGCTGCAGCCAAGTTGCCCGATCATTGAAAGAGCGCGCTTGCCTTCGATGCTGTAGTGGTAGCTCTCCACGTCGACCAAATCCCGTGCCGGCCAAGGAAGCTCGTTGTACCGCTCATTAGTCAAGAAGAGCTGAGAGGCAGCATCGTCGCCGTCAATCAGCCGTGGCGCATCGGGCATCAGCGCGTGAAAGATTGAATCCTCGCCGTCACCCGCCACCATGACATCGAACATGCGTTCGAGTACGCGAAAAGACTTGGTAGCGCGGCCATCCACCCCGTTCTTCTCTTCCCGCTTCCTGGCAGCGTTGACGAGGGTGATATGCGGCCCTCCCAATATCAGTTTCGCATCTGCCCGCGTATCTCGGAGTGCCGTCACGATCCGTCCCACGTCGGGCATCTGCGGCGTCGTGGCTGTAATCCCGAAGTAGACTGCGGATGAAGCCGCCGCATGATCCTTCACCGCGTCCTCAAAATTGGCAACGCCGGACAGGTCCAAATGCTCCACGACGTACCCCGCCTCTTTGAGCACGGCGGCAACGCGTAGAATGCCCAACGTGATAAAAGTTCGGCTGTCGATGAGAAATGCGCTCGGCGGCGTTATCAGACAAATCGTCACATGGTACTCAAGTCCGTCCCTCTACCGTGCCCCCTCCCAAGGGCTTCATTTTCCGCTTGTTGCTTTGATCCTCTCAATGACTTCCTCATAAGTCTCGCGCACCGGATGCTGGACGCCGCCTGCCTGAACCATTCCGCACGGACCATGCCCGACTGCGTCCGAAATAACTTCTATGGCATCCACTAGAACGCTCATCCGTCCACCGTGGAACAATGAGAGTTCTATCCAGTGCCGATTCTCAATCACGGTCTGCATTACGCGACTTCCTTCCTCACCACCCGCAGCGTCACCGTCACGTCGTCAGGCTCCGCTGCCCCAAACACCTCATCGAACGCCTTCTCAACGCCTGGGAAATCCGCGTGCCGGTAGTCATGTCCCGCCATCACCCCGCCCGGTCGCACACGCGGCCACCAGCGCCGAATGTCGGCCAGAACGTTCTCGTAATCGTGCATCGCGTCCAGAAAGATGAAGTCGAATGACGCCTGCTCCGGTATCAGCTCATGCGCCCGCTCAGATGAGAACGGCAGCCGCGTCACGTTGGTAAATCCAGCCGTCACCCGGTCGAACTCGGCAAGCGTCGTGAACTGTTCCTCCTGCCGCTGTCCATTGGTGCAGGCTTTGAACGTGTCCACGCAGGTAACGTGCTTCGCCGTGTGAGCCATGCCCCAGGCAGACAGGCCGCGATAGGACCCCACCTCCAAAACGTCCTTGTCGGCCGCGAGTTCGACCAGCTTCTGAAGCTCATCGCAGTGGAGAAAGCCCTCCACGCCTGCGGCGGTCGCCTTTTCGAGCCAGTTCATTAGGGCGTGGTCCTCATCGCTTTCTGAATTTCCAATAAGTCCCGTATCGCTTGATCTGGCGTATCGCACATTCGAGAACACGCCTTTGGCATATCCGCTACGTACTTCATGCCAGAATGAAGACCATGCACCAGCAGCTTGGACCCTGCAGGCAACTGCCGCACAAGCGCGCCGAGTTCGGCGTCGGCTTTCAATCCACTAACGGCATCGGGCAGGCCAGCATGGTCAAGAATAAAGAAGCTGCTGGCCGAACGCGAAATGTCGTCCAGAATGCCAGACAGTTTCCTGTTCTCTGCAACAACATGCTCATATGCAGCAGCCTTCTGAGCATCCACCTCCAGCCCAATCAGCTCCTCATACCGCTCTTTCGAGATTGTCACGCGGTCGTCTATCACTTCTTGTCGCCTTTGTCGTCCTTCGATACGCCAGCCGCCGCGTCGGTCGCATCGTGCAGGAGAGCCGCAATACGGTTTACTTCAGCCGCCATCGCAAGGAACACATCATTCGCATCCGTCCGCGCTTTCTCTGCCACGAGATACGTCTGCCATGCGGCTTCCCGCTTCTTCTTGGCGTCAATCAGGGCGACGGTCAGCTCTTCAGGCGTCATAGCGGTATCGGCCCCTTCTCGTCCTTGAACTCCCAATGCGCGCGGAACAGGTGGTGGTAGTTGTTGAACCCGGAACCGTTGAAGTGCGCCACGCCCGGCGTCGTGCCAGTCAGCCGGTTGTGAAGAACCCTATCTCGCAACTCGAAGTCGGACGGCTCCGTTGCCGAGAACGTCATCGCGAGGCGTGCGGTACCGTCCACCACCATCTTGACGGGTTGCTTGCCGAATATTTTTTGAATCTCGCCCTGGTCGTTTGGCTCCGTGCGGCTCCCGTCCGGGTTCGCTCGATCCACGCCGATACTCTCCAGGTCCATGCTCTCGAACATCGCGAGTATCTTGTCCGCAGGTCCGCAGATGAAGCCGCTATTGAGGTATCGGTATGGCCCAGTGTCCGGGAAGTCGTCCGCGAGATGGCCGCAGGGCCAGAGCGACTTTTCACCGTTGAAGACAACCGCATCGCCGAACCACTCCTGGCAACGGTCACCGATTCCGTGCGGATGCGCCAGGAAGAGAATGTCGAACGCGTCACAGAGAATGAGGCGGTCACTTGTGTTATTGCCGGCGCGTAGCCAGTCCCGATAGAGGAACGCTTTGGTCATCAGGCCCATGAACGGCGTCGTAGAGCCCAGGATCGTGGGCTTCTCCGCGAACCTGGCAAGGCTCTCAATGAAGCTGTCGGGCCTGTAGTACAACTCAGGCCGGTTATGACTGCAAACTGTGACGACCTGAGCGTTCAATCAGTCCTCCTTCGACCTAACGCGGCGCCGGTACATCAGCACGGCCGTATTGCGGTAGAACATATCACTGGTCGTACAGTTAGAACAGGCCATAGGCAGGTCCCGCTCGCTCACTTCTCGCATAGCCTCAATGTATCGACCGCAGGCGGGGCACTGATAGGCGTATTTTTTTGCCTGGGCATTCAAATGCGAATCTCCTTGCTGATTTCCACTTCCCGGTCAGGCCGATACACTACTGGCAACCCGTCATCTCCTACACGTCGCACTTCCATGTCCCTTCTCTCTGAAGGTAGGATAGTAAACATATGGTCATGGAGATGAGCGGCGGCGCCAGCTTTGGTCGGGTACAGAATGACTGTTCCATCCGAAGCCCGCTTGAGCCAGCCTTCGTTTTCAGGAAACCAAATGCCCCAACTCTCCATACCTCCTCCTTAAGCCGCCCTCAACTGATTGACTGGCGCACCAACGAACCGCGCCGATACCGTATCGTGGCCAGGACACCACTGGTCTATCACCACCAGGTCAAACCCGGCCTGCTCCAGCAGCGCCCGCAGGTTACTCTCCGAGTGAAGCCAAACATGCTCCGTCGGATGCCACATCCTCTCGGGCATCTCGTAGCCCTCGCGGATGATAGGCAGCATGAGGATAAGCTGCCCGTTCGGTTTCAGGAGCCGCGCACACTCTTGCAGGAACGGCCAGGGCCGGTGCGAATGCTCGAATGTATCACAAGAGACTACCAGCGAGTACCGCGTCTCTTCGCACCTGTCAAACGGCGGAAAGTAGCTAGGGCAGACCTCAATCCCTTCAAAGTTTTCGTCTACATCACGGCTCCATTCCATGCAAGGGTCAATCCCACGCACGTAGCCAAACACCGCGTCCCGCCTCAACCGCCCCAACAGCGCACCCGGCGCGCAGCCTATCTCCAGCGCGGCCGAACGGTCCTCCACGTCGATGAGGCGAAGAATGAAGTCGTTCTTGCTGATAAGCCCGTCGGGATGGGCCTCCTTGTCTTCGCAATTCCATACCTGCTCGGCAAGCGTGCTGTGGCCGCGCTCGTGCGTCCAGTACAAGGCGGTGTACACTTCCTCCGGCGGCGGGGCTACACAGGACTTGTACGAGCCGCAGTTGACGCAACGGACATAGCCGGGATGCGGGCAGTCATGAAAGCGGTGGGAGCAGACGGTCATCTCTTCCACTTACCTGACTGAATGTATGCAACCGCGCTGTAACCACAAAACATCGAGGCCACGACTACCATCCACGCCAGCCAGCCCTGCATATACGGAACCTTATACTGGTCGGCAACGAGATTTGCGACGAACACTAACGTAACGCCGACCGCACCCATTATAATTTCGCCTGCTATTCTTAACGACACTGCTAACCGCCTCCCAACGGCTATCCGACCTTCCGAACCACGAGGTACCATGAGTAGGCTCCCGCCTCTGGCTCCACGAACAACTCTTCCCATTCGCCAGTAAGCGCCAAAACCTGTCGGAATGTCTTAAGCGAAAAATCCGACTCCTTATGGTTCATATTGAGGCCTTGGCCGGTCGCCGCGCAATGCGCCAGGAACTTCTGCTGGTCGGGGCAGTTCGTAATAAGCAACCCCCTCAATCCGGATTCTTTGATTGCGTCAGGAATAGGTATATGCTCACGCAACTCGCGAAACCGCGCAGCTTCGGCGTTGCTACAAGCACCTAGCACACGTCGCCACTCACGTATCAGGGGAATTATCTCGTGGTAATGAAAATCTTCAACCAAATGCGATGAGTAGATAAAATCCCTACTGCCATCGCAAAAAGTAGAGAGGTCGCGGCAATCACCCTGGTACATCTGCGGGTCGTTGCCCACCGCCCCGTATGAGCCACCTTTGCGGTCGAAAGTCCCAACGCCTGGGACCACGGCGTCACCACCATAGCCGATGTCTAATCCCAATCCAACACACCAGGGGGCCAGCACTGCCCTGCACGCGGCGGTTTCTGACATTAGGCGATCCTCCCGATTCGCTTGCCTGTCAATTCGTTGAATGCGTCCGACACGCCGTCCACCGGGTCATCCGCCGCGCCGAGCGGGAACGAACGAAGGCACTCCAGAGCGAAACGGTTCCAGTGCCCTCTTACCATCTTCACGTTCCCCGCGTTGACCTGAGCGGCAAAGCCAGCCGCCCGTATCTCCTTCGCACCACTCACCGGCATGATGTGAACGTTGAAGCCCGCAAGCATCGCAACTAACTGCCGCGCCTGGTCCTTGCCCGCCTGTCCGGGGTCCTGCGGTAACCGGATAATTACCTCGCGCCCGTCAAGCTCAGCGGTCTGCTTAATCGTCCGGCGCACCTCGGATGCGTCCCACCGACCGTACGGCATATCCGTCCAGTACCAGACGCCTTCCGGGTCCGGCCCTTCCAGCTTCGGCCCTACAGTCCAGTCACCTGCGCCCTCGGTCGCTGCGAGGTCCCATCCCCGGCACTTGCGCAATCCGGTCGGCGCGTTGTCCACAATCTCAATCTGAGTGACCTTGAAGAACGCACCTTCTCTGGGCGTCGGCCTGCCCTGGTACAGCGCGTTCCAGTCATACTCCCCGATATTCGCACGGATGGACGCTAACGCCGTCTCATCGTACTTCTCAGGCCAGAGCGCATTGCCCGCGTCGTCTATGGCCGGCAGATGCACAACATGCCACTGGTCCGCGCCTGGGCTCTCCTGTGCAAGCAAGAGCCGCCCTACCAGATCGTCCTCATGCCAGCGAGTCATTACAACCACTACGGAGCCGCCGTCCTCCAGCCGGGTATAAGCGGTGGACGTGTACCAATCCCACACGTTCTGCCGGATAAGCGCGGACGCCGCCTCCTCCCGGTTCTTGAGCGGGTCGTCCACAATCAGCACGTTCGCACCGTGCCCAGTGAGCGGCCCACCGACACCAACTGCCTTGAGACCGCCACGCCTGCCCGCTATGTCCCACTGCTCCGCGCTACGGCTATCCTGTGCAAGTGCTACGTCCGGGAACAGCAGCGCGTACTTCTCAGACTGGACGATAGCACGGACCTGGCGACTGAACCGAACAGCCAGGTCTGCCGCGTACGATGCCACCACAACCCGCTTATCCGGGTTCCTGCCGAGATACCAGGCCGGGAACCGTATGCTGACCTTCTCACTCTTGCCGTGTCGTGGCGGGACCGTGATAATAACCCGTTTCAGTTCCCCGCGTTCTACGGCTTCGAGTATCAGGTCCAGATTGACAAGGTGCGCCGCCTGCTGGTAGTCCCGAAACGTAAAGCCGGTGAAGGCAGTTAGCGTGTCTCTACAGAGCTGGTAGCTTCTCGCGACGACAGCGGATGGTATCGGCTGCGGCGAGGACGCTTTCTTCGTCAGCGTTGCGGAACTCAATCGGCGCTCCGTTTGGACCACTCAGTTCGATGCTGTTCTTGGGCTTGCCGAACTGGTAGGCGAACAGCAGGTTCAGGTGCTCCTTACTCCCGGCCTTCGCCATCGCTACAGTGGTATGGACCATCTGCTCCCAGTCGGCCAGTGTCACTTGGCCCAATATCTTTTCCAGGAGTTCGTGCGCTTGCTTCGGCTTGCGTCCTGCTCCAGCCCGCTTCCCTCCCGGTGCTGATTTGTTGCCTACCACGAATGGCATGTTGAAATCTCGTTGAATTGCCCCAAATTAGTACAGTAGCGAACAGTACCCTCCCCCAAACCCCCTCTTAACGTCCAATGCTCTGCTCCCCCGCCTCCTCTCCGCTCCCGCTATTGCAGGGTAATGAGTGTGCAGTGTGGTCTAGTCGGTGCCCAGCGGTTCCCTTGCGGGTGCCCGTGCGCTTGCCTAGTCACTTGCCCAGCCCGTATCCCTAATCTGCAATGAGCATGGAGGGAGCCTGGAGTGGTCCTTCACCCTCCCCAAGGGCATTTCAGCCCATGATGGGTCGGCGCATTCAGTATATGCGAATTGTGCCGGTTCCGTCAATGCCATGTAGTCTTCTCTTTCGATTTCGCTGTGTATGGATTATTTTCAGAAATAGGTTCCTGAGGTATTGCATTATTCAGACGGAGGGAGTATTATTATGGAGACGGAAGTATTCACACGGGCCGGGCGGCACTCCGGCAGGAGACTAGGACGATGAAAGAAGCGCACTGGGTGCGAAACCGCAAGACAGGCAAGAAGTGGACGCTCTGGCACTGGTTCAGCAACCGTGAGACCGTCACCGCCGCGTGTGGCGTGAGAATGACCAACGCGGACGATCTGACGCACTACCCGCCGGTCAAGGGCAAGACATGCCCGCGCTGCGCTGCGAAGGCAGGTAGCTAATGGCTCAAATCACCACCGTAGAAGCTGCGCGCCGCCTCGGTGTCACGCGCAGCACCGTGCAGGTAGCCGCCAGAGCCGGTATGTTCCCCGGAGCCGTACAGGTCGGGCGGCAGTGGAATATCCCGGAGGAAGCACTGGCCGGTTTCGTTGTTCGCGGCAAGGGCCGACCGAAGAAGAACAAGGAGGCAGAGGGATGACACTTCAAGAGTATTCAAACCTCGGTGTAAGCGAACTCAAGCGCCGCGCCGAGATGTACGAGGAGCTGGTGGAATGCTTGAAGCTCGCCGTTGGGCAGATCCCCGAAGACGGCGACTTCTACCAGAGATCCATGCTGCGCAAGGCCCGCGCCGTGATCGCCAAGTGCGAGAAAGGATAGGACACCTTGACATACGAACAGGCCAAGGAACTAATTGACGATCTGCTGCACACTCACAGCCATCTGAACGGCACCAAGGTAGCGAGCGCCCGATTTGACAAGGCTTTGGCAAAGCTGCTAACTCAACTCATGGGTCGCAAGCCGACCAAAGAAGAACTCGCAGCCATCGAATAGCCCACCGCCCGCTTCGCTAACACAGGACGCGGGCGGCTTTTTGTCATCGTGGCGTAGTCGTCTACTGGAAGAATACTACACAGCCGTCACTTAGGCGCGTACCGGGCGCACCACGGCCGGTACACAATGTCCAGGCTCTTGGCTCGCAATAACATGCGGGCCTTTTTGGTGACGGACAGGCGCTCAATGAAGAAACCCACCAGGGCGCGCCGTTCGTCCGTTGTGGCAGCTCCCCAAAACCTATCGAAACCATCCTGGCGTATGGCTGATACCACATCCCCCACCTCTGCCGGGTCCGGCTCAGTCATTTGAGCGTTCAGCGCGTTCAGAGTATCGAGCGCCGTTTGTTTCTCCGCAGCCCTACGCCGGACCATCTCCTCGAACTTGGTGTCATCCATGTCGAATAGCCGCTGGTAGTAGAGCGCCCGGTTCAGTAGGTCATCATGGGCGTCTGTGGCCTCTCGTGCGGCCCGTAGAGCGCGGTCATACTCTTTCTGGAGAGTGGCGGGGTCTGTGCGGGTGTCCGTCAGCTTACCGATCCCACGGGCGGGCAGGTTGGCAATCACGGAGCCGATAGCCTCATAGACCAGCCTGTCCATAATCCGTTTGCTGACACTCTTGCCGGGATGTGAATCGGATGACAGGCAGGCGTAGCGCCCGTCGCCGCCGCTTATCATGGGGTGCCCGTTCTGACAGTACAGAACGCCAGACAGGAGCGCCACGGGGCTGTAAGGCCGTGATGTGCCCGCGTAGCGGTTGCGAAGCCGCATCCATTCTTCGATAGAGATTGGATGTTCCCACCCGCCAGGCTCTTCCGACAGTACCCACTCGGACAGCGGCAGCCTGCGAACCGTCTTGCGGCCACCAACGCGCGTCACGATGGATATGCGGGCGTGCCGGCCAGCGTAGATGGGGTTCAGCACGATCTTGCGAAGTGTCGAGCGCGTCCACACGGAACGACCAGGCGACGGTATCCCTTCGTCGTTGAGGTCAACCATGAGACGGTTCAAGCTCTTCCCGCCGATGTGTTCTTGAAGGATACGACAGAGGATCGTGTAAGTGGTGGGGTTCGGAACGTACGTACCATCGGAGAGATCATACCCATAGGGACATGGACCGCCGTAACGCTTGTTCTGGCGCAGTTTTTCAGCGTTGGCCCTGCGACGGCGCTTGATGAACTGGCGCAGCTCGTGGCGGGCAACCAGGGCGCGTAC